TAATGTTGTAACCGTTAAGGTAGGGTTAGGTTGTTGTAATTCAGTATAGACGTTAAGTTTGGGTGATGTTATTTCTGGGGGAGTGTCGTTGTCACCTATTTCGGGATGTAAAAGGTTTGGTTTATAGAATTTCTTAGTGCTTAAAACACAACCCTCCGCATCGTAATCTTCCGTATCAAAGTCTTCTCCAGAGAAATTTCTTTCGGGAGATGGAAAACTTCCTATTTCTACTCTGTTCTCCAAAGGATTATAGGATACTATATAAGCAATACCATTGTATTCTTTTATTCCGATTGGGATGTAACCTTTCTTTAAGGCTGCTGTTTCAACAACAGCATTTCCCATATCATTTTGTAACGTAAACTCATTACCATTAAATGTTATAAATGTACCATTTAAACAATCTGTAAGTAAATTATTTGGCGTTACTAATGGGTTCATATCGGCTATGAAACCTTCTGAAAATGTATTCGAGGTTACTTGTTTTGACATCAGTTTTGAAAATTAGTCGGTCATAAAGACCTGATTTTACTTTTTTTAATCTATATATGTGTTTAAATTCTTTTCTTCCTTTAACCATCCACTGGACCATCATAAAAGATTGAACAACCAAACCATTGATGATCTTTACTTTTTTTTGTACTTTCTCGTGATCTTCATCACTTAAAATCAAATAATAATGTTTGTCATTTTTACACTTTGTGTAATTCATGAACGCACAGTATAAAGAACTATTTTTTGTATAACCATCCCAGTTCATTATTGTACAGACTCTTTTACTCGATGGATCAAATTCCTACACGATTATTTCCCCTCTTCTTTTCGTTACTGGAAAGAATAGATTAGTAAGTCCATCTTTCATAATAGCTTTGATTATTTTCTTCGGTACTGTAGGATATGCATCCATGACATACTGATAATAATCTTCGAGGTATTTATCTTGTGAAATTCCACCTGTCATATCTCCATTACGAATCTATGTTTTAAACTCTTCTAAAAGATCATTATACAACTTAACTTTTTTATAACGAAAGTGTGTTTTAGCTCTAAAACGTAAACTTACTTGAAATAAAGGCATAGTAGGTAAAGCATCTAATTCCTTACAAGCAGCTCTAACAAGAATTGGATCCGTTATAGGCTTTAAAAGTATCTGTTTGTATGAATTATGAATGTATCTCACGTTGTTAAATGCTACATCTCTTATAACCTATTTGAGAAAATAAATAAATATCTTTGTAGCATAATACGTTTCAAAAGGATAAAAGTTAAAGCGTGATATATTTAGTTCTTTTCGTAAACGATGCATAAGTTTAGGACGGAGTGGTGGTATATGATTATAAGCACGAAATATATCCGTCATCATAAATGTACCGTTAGCAATCACCTTGTTGTTTTCATCCCAAACAATCATGTAGTTATTGGTTTAAAAGATAATCCATATCGTTTTCTATCCCAAGAGTACATAATATCTAATACTTCATCCATTTCATTCTGTGTCATAATCTCAGGTGTTCTGGCATTAGAACAAGCTTGAAGCCAGGTTTTAAATATATCCTGTGAAATCTACATATAAGATTGGTCTTTGGTAGTCATAGCTTTTTTGTAAGTGTGAGCGTAAGCACAATATGCGGAAATGGCCTCTAGTTCTTTAAAGTTTATAGTTGGTAAACCTTTATCGTCAGCGATAATACCTTTATAAACCACCGTAACATTCTGATAATCTTCATCAAAAATTAAAGTATGATCTTCTTGTCGGAAATTAATAAACCTTCCCCTCTGATATAAAGGGTGTGTTAAACCAGCTCTGCGATCTATTCTCTGCTCTATGTTTGAGTTATTGTGGTTTTCTTCACGGACATTGCTTGTTTTTTGATAATCTGGAGTACTTAAATGTACTGACTCGATAATATCCGAGTTACAAGGAAGTTCAATTGTTTTATTTACAGTGTCGACAGTATATCTATAAAGTTTAGTACGTCTATTACCTATCTTTTGCCACCCGTAAAGAGCAATATTCTCAAAGTCATCGTCATTCATGGTAATACCATAAAGATCTTGAAGGTGATTTTGGACTGTATAGAAGTTATAGTGTGTTATGTTCATGGTTTTGCTATATCGTCGTTAGGTGTTGGTGTAGGTGCAACTTGTCTAAAGTAATATAAATACTTCTGGGACAGTCTCTTTTCAATTTCTGGCTATAAAAAACCATAATTATCATACTCCTAATCAGCACAACATTTAAAAAGTCTCAGATCTCTTGGGTCTTTAAATACAGCCTCTATCGTTAATTCTTTTACAAAGGGCTAATTGAATAGAAATCCATCAAACATATTGTTTTTATTAGGGGTTGTGTCGATCCATATAAAAGGATTTCTTGAACCTCTCATTCTGTAAGCGTGATGTTTCCAATTTTGTGTTAAATACAATTTAAAATTAGAAGAATGATCTGTAGGACCAATATATTCTACACTTTCATTTCCATAATCAAGAATTAATTGAGGTATTTCAAAATGCTTTACTTTTTCTTTATCAGCTTCCGTTGTGCAACAACGTTCAATGTCTAAACAATCTATCGATATACATCGTATTGCCGATGTAAGTGTCTTACGTGGCAATAGATTTTTTAAAGTATATTCTTTTATTAATGCGAGTCTCTCATTTATAATAGCATCTTCTATTTGTTGACGAGTTAAAGGTACATTTTGGTTTAAACCTTTTAGTCCACCTAAGATATTATTATAAATTGCTGACGTTAAAGCCTATAGATTCATGGTTTTATGATGTTTATTACAAATATAAAAATAAAAAAGCGGATCGAAATGATCCGCTTTCAAAAATCAGTATACTAAAGGTTATACCGGAGGATTATCAGCTACAGTAGCTACAATCTTATCACCAGTAGTGATAGCATCAGGAACGTTAGTTACAAACGGTTCCATTACACCAGTTCCACCCATAATCGTTTGAAGATTCGTGTAGAAAGTAGCGGCGACGGTCGAATTTACATAGAAAGTATGAGTCGTTTTCGAAACGGCTGGGCTTGACAATACGTTGTTTCCAACGATATCACGAGGCTTTTCATATTCTAAGGTAAACTGTACATAAGTAGCACCTACAATAGGATATTCGTCGGCCATTGTTCCAGCAAAACGAAGATTTTCTACGGTGGGTAAACGCAAGTTCTTGATCATCCAATCATAGTTAGCGAAACCAAGAGTTCCAGGTACACTAACAACAGCTTTTCCAGCAGCCGGGGTTGCAGTAGTCCCATCAAAAACAATAAGATAGGTGATATCACCATCAAAAGTAGCGGGAAGTAATTCCACATTTACGCTTTTGAACTTAATAGCCGGATCTTTAGTAACAATTGTTACTTCAGCACCAGAACTTGTAATAGTAAAAGGAATTGCTCCAACATTAGGGTTAATCAAACCAGCTTTTAATTTGGTTACGATATAAGTAGCCGCATCTGTGGTGTTAGTGATTGCTGTCGGAGTCGAAATTTCTACTTCATAAGGTTTCCCTTTGTGAATAGCCCAACGGCTATATTCAGCAGATTGATTACCTTGATCTAAGATAACATCCATAACGACACGGTAAACCTTACCGGCCTCTAAACCACCAGTAGGAACAGTCATAACGACAGTTTCTTTAACAGCAGCAACAGCGGGAGTACGATATATCTGAGTAATGAATTTATCAATGAATTTTGCTACGCGAGTAACATTGAGGGCTTTTAAACCTCCAAAATAATTGACAAAAGGATCTTCGCCAGCTTGTGGACTTGAAGGGTTAACTGCCTATGACAAGACAGACCACTACGGTGTAACACCGTCGGACAAATATGTCCCATTAATAAGAGTTTCACTTGAATTGTAAGAAAACATTTTCGTATGTTTTTTAAAATTATTTGGTCTACAATGCTGGAGGAGCAATCGACTGATTGATCTAAACAGCGGTTTGTAAACGAGGATCTGAGTTCTTTTCTAGAACGAGAATTAGTAATTCATTGAAGATCTCTTGATTTACATATTCTGCAAATTCAAGCTATTCAGAATTATCTGTCGTATCTTCGTCAATATAGATATCGTCTTCAACTAAAGTAATTACTTTTGGTTTCATTAGATAATCTATGTATACATCTGATATGGTTTTGGTTGTAGATTCTCCACAAAAGATATCCAATTTATAATTTAAACCTTCCTAGTTAATCATATAATATATGTTACTGGAAGATGGCTTTAAATAATAATCTGAACTTATATCTGATAATTCTTTTGACGTAATTGGTTTGGTTGTAGGGTAGAGTATTGAATCAATAGGTACACAAACATCTCTATCTAAAGCAACAACTTTCATTCCAACATTACAGCGTAAAAGATGAAAGTAATTTGCTGGTAATGAGTATCGAGTGCTTACTGGATATGTTACAATTTGTGTAACTTTTACTAATTTAGTACTAAATTTAACAAGTGGGGCTAAATCATCAATAACTTGACGACCAACAGGAAAGATATTTACCCTTTTATTAGTGTAACTTTGGATAGCTTTATTATGATAATGATTAAAGTCCTCCAACAAAATAGTTGGGGACTTATGTTTGTTCAACTCAATTAATAAAGCTATGTAAATATCCCTTACTGTTTTCATTTATTTTATTTCTTTGCTGGTTTCGCAGTTTTTACTTCTCCGACAAATTCAGCTCCATAAACTTCTTCCTTAATAGTTTTAAGAATAGTCTACGATTCTGGTTTCTTCATGTATGCAACAACACTTTCTTCATTCGATCCAAGTAAAACATCACCATAATAAAATAGACCGTCTCTTTTACGAAATACACCGGCATCGACGGAATCAATAAATAAGATACGATAGTAGATTTCTTTACTTTCATACAAATCTTTGATATCTTTTGGTCGTACTTGTGCACGTTTGATAAGCATTTGTTCAACTTCAGAGTGTGATAATCCTTTTACCATTAGACCTAAGACACGAGCTTTAGTTATTAAACCTTCATAAGTGTCATCATACACATACTATTCGGATTCATGGACAAGTCTCTTCTTTTTACTAAGTTCACGAGCTTCAAGACCTGGAATTTCAACATAAAATTCTGCAGTTCCATAACGTTGTTGACCTCCATCAATAACGAGATTGCCAAATTCATCTTTTTCGTCTCTTGCCTTAGCAATCCTACGTGAAAATTTAATGGCTTCCCATTCTGCCTACTCGTAAGGATCATCTAGATCAAATGTTTTACCATCAAATATTTTAATGGCTTTATTTTCCGGAATAAGTAAGTCAATGGACTTCTTTCTATCCTGATCGGATAAAACCATATTACCGTTGCTATCTAATGGACGAACACATTCAGGATAACGTCCGGTTTTTGGGTTTCTTGCAGGTTCGACGATCATTTCGGTAATCTTGTATACACTGCGTAGGATAATTAAATTCGAGTTTGGATTCATAAAATTTGTTTTTACATTAACATTTATAGAGACAAATATAATAAAAAAATTTATTAGCCTTAAAAAAGTAAAGGTTTGTCCTTTTGAGACAAACCTTTAACAATAAGGAGTTAAGAAAATTAAATATTTTCTTCTATGATGTAGTTCTTATAAGGATTGAATACACCAACACCACTCGATCCGTACATAACCATGTAAGAACCAGTTACGCGATGGGAAACAGGACCAGAAGTACGTCCGTCCATACCACCAACACCAGCGATAGTGTTTTTGATGAATTCCATACCACGAATGGTAAAGGCCATCATAGCGGGCTGTCCTTTGGCTTTGTCACCAGTGAGGTCAAAACAAACACCGAATCCACGATCAGGATACTCTAAGGTGAGAGATTTGTCTACTTTAAAGGAAATCTGATTTCCACCATAAATGTAAGTAGTAAATGTAGCACCTACAGAAACATCTCCACCAGCAGCACCTGAATAGAAAAATGCTCCGTCTGTTTTCCAATCTGACAAGTAATCACGAAGAGTACGTTGAATTTGGAACCACTGACGTTCGTTACAAACATATACAAATGCATTGCCTGTAGAACTCTTGCTCTTCTGAATCATAGTGTTGAGTACACTTTCGAATACGTTTACCGACATCTTAGCGTAAGCATACTTAGGAGCGAACCTTTCAATCTGAGGAATCATACCATCTCCAATGTAAATAGGCTGACCTGTATCAGGATCAAAAGCGGTAGGTTTACCGTTTTTGTCAACATTACATTTATTGAACAGAATACCGGTATTTTTAACAAACATGAAGTTTTCCAACAGTGCTTGTTCCGCTGTATTCATAGTGTAGATCTTTTCTTTGATGTCACCCTTGCTGTTATTACCAGCAACTTTAACAAATACGTCTTCCAAATTAGCATACAATGCACTAAATTTATCATCAACACGGTGCAAGGTAATATAATTACGATGTTTTTCCATGTTGGACTGATACTTGGTGTATCCTTCTTCTGACAATTCCGGGAAGGCATTCGAAATGAAGCGGGTAAAATGACCAGTACCGCAAGCGTTTGCATCCAATACACTTGAATAATCAGGATCAATCAACTGAACCATTACTTCGAAATAATTATCTGATTTCCTGTTTGGTTTTGCAATAACTTGACAGAGCTGACGACTTTCTTCAATACGGAAAATGTCATATTTTTCATAATATCTTTCTTTAAAAGCCATTATGATAGCTGAACCGTTGTTACCATCTCCAATAGGAGCTCCAGCGAATTCAATACGTTTAACTTGGTTTACTTCAATGTCCCATTCGAACAACCTACTATTAACCGAGCTAAATTTTTCTTTCTTTGCATCTTTTGCATAAATGTTGTAGAGTCCTTCTGTTAAGAAAGAAGCTGTAAGATCTGGATTCAATTGAGCCATTACGCCCAACCTTTCAGGCTTTTCGCCTAAGAACTTCGAGAATTCCTCATAAGTCCTTGTGTCACTCATAGAAGGTCTACGAGTTGTAATTTCAACAATTTTCATTTATTAATTGTTTTTTAGTCATCAAAACTGTGAATATCTGATAGTTCTAATCGTCCTGGGCGTTTTCCATCTTTAGACGTTACTACAGGTTTTTCCTTTTTAGGCTACTCTTGAGTTTTTTCTTTCTTGTTAGTAGCTTTTAAAAGACCTTCGTAATGTGATTTTAACACCTCGAAAGTATCTTGTGATTTTAGAATGGCCCAAGAAGATAAGAACAAATTTTTTGGGTCTTGCATCTATTTTTGAAACTAGGTAATTCCTTTAGAATCTCTCGACAACATAAAGTTTATGATGTCGTTCTTATCATTATCTTCAAGCATGACCCCGCCTATGTCTTCAACACTAGTAATATATTCTTTCATACCAGTGGCAAACTCTGAAAAGGCTTCCTCTTTTTCATCATCTATTTTTCTTTTGCTTTTTTCAATTTCTTCGTTTTCTAAACGAACATATTCTTCGCGAAGTTTATTTACCTTTTTCTTAAAGAATTCTGGCAATTCAAGTTCTTTTTCAAGAGCTTTAATAATCTCTTCGTCACTTGCAGAATCTCCCAATCGGGCTCTCATATCCAGTATGTAAATCTCTTCATCTGTATAATCCTATACTGAAGTGTTTCCACCTTGTTCTTTTAAATATTCTTCGATGGTAGCATTTTGATAATACTGAATTAATTCTGCTAAGGTTAAGTTGTTTTCTTTCTATAACTGAATTATTTCCAGGTCTTCTTTGGAAAAATCCTTTTCTACATTAGCTGTTTCTCCAGCAAGGATTTCCATTTGGTCTTCGAAGGGTAAATCATAAAAGTTTTTTTCCTCAACTTTACCTTCTTCAACCTCATAAAGGACTTTTTCAGGGGCCTTTATACCTTTTGCCTACAATAAACTGTTAATAAGTTTGGTTTCTGTAGGTATTTCTTCAATATCTAATGGGTCAGTGTTTTGATCAAATGGATTCTGATCAATCGCTGGTTTTATTGTTGGTGATTTTGTATCAACAACCTCTTTTTGATCTAATTCGTTTACAATTACATCGTCTTCGAAGCTATCCATAGCCTCTAAACCTGTAACTTGGGATGCATTTTCAACATTTAAAGTCATATTTCATATTATTTATTTCACAAATATAAATAAATTTTTTATAGTGCGTAGGTTAGTTCAGTGATATTGACTTTTGTAGCTGTCGCGATAGGTGTTAAAGTTAAAGTACCACTTTCAGTTGTGTCTGGAGAATAAATAAATAGAGCCCAATTATCTTCAGCTGTGACTTCTCGAGTTATTGTAAATGCAAAACTAACAAAATATAAAGCTGAAGGAAATTCAGCGAGATTATCGATTTCTGAAGGGGTCTGGATTTGTTCCATCAATCTAATTACATTATTTTGGTCTGTGATATCAGCTAAAACAAGAAGTAATGGTCTATCTGTTCTTATTGAGGTAGCATTAAAAGACACATTAACACCAACATTGTACAAACCACTGGCCTCAAAGATCAATTTTCCACTCTAAACAGCAACCTAACTGTTTGTTTGTGACGATGTTCTATCACCAGGACGAACTCTATACTAAGGGCTATAATCATAAACCACACCCCTATTAATAGTATTCTATTGTGGCAATTCAGTACCGTTTGGATCAAACCCAATTACATCCCATAAAGGTGTAGTCGCGGTAATATTCGGTAAAGCTACTGGTGTCCACAAAGAAGTACCAGTGTTGTATTGTAAAATTTGATTGTTTGTTGGAGTTGCGGTAGATAATGGGAACTATACTTTAGTAACAAAGGCCGAAGCGTGTTGACCATCAACAGTATCCTAATCACCGACCCCTGTTATGAAAGACATAGCTTTATTAACGAAAGATGTACCGTTATAAATCAATACATCATTTAAAGTGAGTGTGTTTAAAGACAAAGGAAACTCAGTTTTTAATATGAAATCCGTAGAATCATAACCATCTAAAGTTGCCTAATCCGAAATGGTTGGGTTAAAAGTTGAAAGTTGATTACTCCAAGCACCTGAACGATACATTTGTAGATAACCACTATTTTCACGAATCATACCTTCTGTTACTGCTGTTTCGGCAGAAGTAACGGAGCCTATTTTTAAAGCCCCACCAATCCGAACGGCACCTGAACGCCAAACAGTAACAGCATTACTCCTCTAACTAATGGACCCATTACCAATAAAGAAAGCCATCTTTGAAACAGCATTCCCATTTTCTACAAGAGCATATTGACCAAAACCCACAACATAATCAGAAAGAAGATCTAAATGATCTCCGGAAGCAAAGGTGTTATTGGCGTTTATTGTAGAATTGTAGAGATTAATACCTGTGTTTTTTGTATTGTACAGTTCAACAGTAGCTGTACGTATCATCACATTGTTCTAAGTGGAATTATTGGAAATTGTCAGAGTGTCGTTGTAAAGAAATATGTTATCGCTACCAATAAAAGTATCATCAAAAGTACTCTATATGATGAAGTTGTCATCACTTGCCGCTAATGAGCCATTACCAATAGGTATGGTTTGATTGAAACAAATGTTGTTGGTACCATATATGTTGATTGGAGAGTTTAATATGATGTTTCCAGCACCCACAATGTATGCGGATAATCCTAAACTGATGTTTAAATCACCAGTTATAGTCTAACCTTTGTCATCAAATGATGCCACATAATTGTGTTTGCCAGTGATAGAGCTTGCGGCAGGGCCAAAAACAAAATTGGTTTCTAATTTGTTCTTTAAATGAAAATCCAATGTATTAACTGTGGCGAGCACCGTTGATGTAAGAGTTTCTGATTCTACAAAGTATTCTAAAACACTAGGTGGGACAACTAATTGATCTGGGACAAACTCAGTTCCATTATACACAAGTATGTCTCCTGGGAGTATACCTGTTAAATCTACAGGAAAAGCAGTCTTTAGTAAAAAGTAATTTGCTGGATAACCTTGTAACCTGTCCTAATTAATCAGATCACTCGTCTAACCAGGAGAGAAGAAAGTACTGCCAGCAACACAGGTTATCTTACTGTAAAAGCCAGGATTGAGAGGAGTGTTCATCGGTTATAATATAATTAAGTGTGTGTTGACTCGAGTGTTTATAAACTAGATCTTTAAGTATAAAATATTCTACAGTATGTTCTACACTCTTCCCTTTCTGTAGTTGTTTCAACAGATTACGAAAGTGTGATGCTATCAATTGATTAAGATCAGGAACAACCACAGCCAGAATATATTTGGTTTGTAAACTATGTATCTCCACATAGATATGCGAACTAAGCACAAGTTGTGTTAGGGTCAATCCCCACCACTTCTTCGATTATTTTTTCAGCCTAAACAAATTCACAATCACTAACTAAACCTTTTATGGTTGTAATCAACATCAATAAGAAATCTCTTTTAAAGAAATCGGGATTGTTATAAATTGCGCTACAATCCTAAGGTTTTAATCCAGTGAGACTTCTACCAACCGATGAGTTACTTGTTAAACAAGGGTGTAAAAGAGCTTGGGTTATTTTTAAACTTAAACCTTCGTAACAACGTTGGAAGAAACAAATAGAAACAAAATCCTATTTAACAGCACAACCTGTAGTATAAGTAGTTCCTTCAAAAAATTCAGTTACTTCACTTAGGTCGGTAACGTTTTCATACGTGAGTGTTGTGCTACCAACCCATGTACCAATTTGTAAAGTTTCTAATTCTTCATCATAAACTACCACATTACAACCTAAATATTGTGCCTTAACGGTTTCAAAAAATGTCTTTTTCAAAATAAATATTCGATATAGAGTGAAGAAAGCGTCTCGATTGAAAGGTATGTTTCCGTTGACTAAGGTTTCTGCTCCATCCTCAAACACTGGACTTGTTGTAACCACTTGAGAAACACACAAATTTGTCTAAGAATCGTATTTATTCCAATGTAAAATGTTATAAAAATAACCTTGACTTTTCTTATAGATGTGGTGTATATGAACACTAACATCATCCTCTGGTAAAAAACCAAATGATGTAGTACCATTATAAACGGGGGTAATATCTTCTATTTCTACAGAACAATTAGTAGCTTGAGTTATTGTAAACTCAAGTTCTGTAGGTTTATCATTAATGATAACGAATTCGGGTGGAATATAATTGCTCATTAGGAATGGTTTTTAATTTCATCATTTTGTGAATTATTATCTATAAGTTGTAGTTGTTCGAGTCGTACTCGCTTAAGATCTAATTCAATACGTTTGGTATTGAAGTCCTTCTAGGTTTTATCTCTTATGATACCTAATTCAAAATCTTTATCTATTTTATACTTTTGTATTTCTATAGCTTGACCTTTTAGACCTTCATTTTCTTTCATTAATGCTTGGTTTTGGGCCTGTAATTCTTTAACCATTTTCTCAGCTTCAACCATCTGTTGTTGGAGTTTACCTAAGAGATCATTCTCTTCTCTCTTCTACTTAATAGCAATTAAAAGTGCATGCTTAAGTTGAGTTAAACTTTGTACACCTATGACTGAAACTAAGACTTCCTAATCAATGATTCCACCCTTAATTAACTCAAGAGTTAGTTCTTCAATTTTTTGGATATTCTTAATCTATTCTCCTGAATCATCAATGTGTATATCGTAAGATGTAAATGAAAGATGTTCAGGCTTTACTTCAAATATAAAACTTAATTTACCAAGGATGATTTGTCCCGTAAATCCTTTCTTTAAAGTGATTCGACAAGAATCAATTAGATTTATTAATAGTTCTTTAGTAAGAAAATCGAGAGTTTGATAGTATTGTTTCGTTACCACTGCAGATTGGCGTAAGCCAACCTTAACATTGCTAACAGCATCGTAGGATTGAATGCCACCAAGTCTTTCTCTAAATACACCAGTGATACGCGAACAAGATTCTTCTGTCTGCATAATTGCTGCATTTAATGCTTGAATTGCAGGACCAGAAACAGAATCATCATAAGGTTGAAAGATCTACGTATTCATAGTAGACTAACCTTCTTGTGCAGTATTTAATGGAGCATTACCTTGTTTTTTATAAGCTATGTATTTTAAAAACCTTTCTTCTGGAGTAGACCCTAACCATGTAGGAATCACACTAGTTTCGATAGCTGAACCTTTAACACCGGACAACTAAATGAGAGTATCGCGATAAAAATGTAATATGTTGTAACGATCTTGTAAGTTAGCCGTTGCTAATACTAAAGAATAAGGTTTTCCTTCATTGGCCGCATATCGAATACCACCAATGGTTAATCTCTAATCATTACTATTTTCAGCACGAAAAACATTATCAGCTTTTCCTTTTAAAATGTAGATGTCTGTACCAAGTCTTACTGTTTCGTATCGATCCAACCTATATCTTTTTTTCCCGGTGGAATCTTCGTATTCATTAGCTGCAAGAAATTGCACTTCATATACGGGTCTACGATCATGATAGAACCATCTTTGCCAGTCATTAAGTTGTGTTAATTCTAGTCCAGCAGATACCCCTGCTATAATACCACTATCACCAGTGTGTGTTATATAAGTGGGTTTATTTTCTTGTAAGAAGGCCTCTTTTGATTGTAATTTATTGATGTCTTCAGGTTTCATAAGATGTCCATATCTCATGAGTATTTCTTGGCGAGATAAAAACTTACGGACAACCGCTTTTGTAGAACGATTGATGTGAGGACTATTGGGATTAAATTCAACAAACGCGTTAAGTGGATGAATGACATCTAACTCTGGTAACTATTCCTCTAAGTCTGTGTTTGTTTCAAAATAACACTCCCCAGCAATAGCTAAAGCTAAGAATAACTCTTTCCTTTTATTTATAAGCTATACGTTGTGGTCTTGTTTTAAATAAGTTAAAAGATAAGTTATAGCTTCTTCATATTCAGAGATAAAATCTTGAGTTAGATCATTCTTTAAGTCTTCTAATTTTTCTCGAATGTAAGGGTCTACGACAGCTTGTTTATTATTATCGTTTGCCAACAAAGCACTTACTTCAGCATTTAATTTACTTGAAAGATTAGTAAATAACTTATTCTATATTTTAACCTGTTTATCACGATTAATAGCACTCAATGTTTTCTTGTCTTTACAAGTAACTTGAGGATTGAATGGAATTTCAAGTAATTCACCCACCAACTAATCTATATGTGGACGTACTAAAGGTATGAATTCTAAAGATGTAGGAGCTCCCAATCCATATTGTTCCTTAAGGTGTTGGAGTTGCTTCTCATCCATTATACCATTATAGTAATTATACTATTTTGCTACATCAGCCTTTTCCACAACAAGAGAAGAAATGATGTGGTCCGTCATCTTCATGAGGTAATCTTTGTTCTCTTTTGCAGACTCTGACAATAAATTGTCTATATCAGTATATTCCATATTATGATTGCTAGTAAAATAATTCCTCTTCTTTAATTAAGTTGAAAAAGGAAACCGTGAATAATCTTCGAGAATCTATTTCTTTGTATATATAATTTAGAAAAGATTGATCATCGGGGAATTCTCCTTTAATGGTCAATGGTTTACATGATTGATTTAAATCAAGAATTAATGTATATACACCATCCTCTACAAGAACTCTTAAACCTCTTATGTATTCTACATCGTGTTTTTCCTTAAAGTAATCTCTTATGGCATTCTCCAGAACGGTGGTAGGCATATGTTGGGGTTTTGATTTTTAATTGGGATGATTCCAAAGTGCTTTCCTGTAGCATCTTCGTACCAACCTACATCTTGACGCGTATGAGTTTCTTCTGTATCAGTATTGATTTTAGTATTATACATATCCTCATCACCTATTTCAGCCATACCCATTGCCGATACAACGTCAAACAATCCTTTATTTACATAAGAATATCTTTGAAGTTGATCTATCATTTCTACGAAATCTATATTTTCGCAGAACTCTTCCACATAATCCACAAGAAGTTCAAGTCCGTGTTTAATCATTTTTTCTGAACCTGGGGTTCCCCACAATCCAGAATTATTTTGTCTATACTTCGGCGTATCTTGTAAACTATATTGTGGTCGTTTCATAAGCATCTTGTGATCCAACTTCTTCTCTCTCAGATATGTTCTAAAAGATATTTTGGTTTCTTCAAGATTTGCTTTACAACCATACCACCATAAAATTTTGGCAGCTGTCTCATATGCATCTTTGGGTACTCTGGGTCTCTCCAAATATAAACAAACATATTTATTCCCTACGTTACCAAAAGTTCTTTTTTTCACAGTAATGCAAAATTTAGAACCTTGAGTACCTACTACAGAATCTTCAACACCTTGGTCAATGGAGTCAACCCCAGCAACATAAAGATTCTTTATCGGCTAATTGTTCGCATCGCGAACTGGTTTTTCTGATACAAATATATTACCACCATTGTGAGGTATCCATTTAACACCTGTTATTTCACCTTCACTGTCTTTAATCCATTCTAAGAAACCTCTTTCAGGAAGAGGGACTCTTTTGTGTAATTCAATATCGAGACGACGTTCAGCTAATTTTAACTGATTGAAATTATTTACCCCTTGTCTTGATAACTATTCTTCTGGGGTAAAACAATACTCCTAACAATTAATTAAATAATTTTCTAAGTTACCAATGAGTTTATTTCTCTCCCCTTCAAAATGAGCTTTAGCTTTCGATTGAATAGTAACTCCTCGAGAATCAATAAAACTAATCTAACACTAAAAGGAAGGGACAAAGTAAGCCGTAAATACAAATTCACCATTTTTAGTAAAGTTGTGTTTATAGGGAAGAATGTTATATTCGGCCGGATTAAAAAACATTGTTTCCAAACCAACTAATTGAGGCCCAGTATCTCCGCCAGTTTGTTTAGTAATGTAAGCATTTGAAAGATATGTGTTAGAATAACTAGTGTGGAGGTTATATACTTCTTTTTCACCAACACACTCGATTTTTGTAATTATTTCTTGATATAAATTCTTTAAATCATCTTTACCGACAAAAAAAGTACCTTTACCATTCTTTTTATTTAGTTCAAAAGCTGCATTTTCTAATCGATTAGTTTCTTTACGATTATCATAAAGATCAATTGTGTTCAACAAATCTTGTTTCTATTTACACAGAAGAGTAATATTTTCTTGAAATCTTTTAATATCTGTAAGCCCTTGAATATATAAATGATAGATATCCTTGTTGGGTGCATAACCTTCTTTCCTATGTTCTTTCACCACAGAACTATGAATACCAAACCTTAATAGTTCGAATTTTACTTCATCCAATAGTTCTTCCACAATACTAGTCAAACACAATCGAATTCTATTTTTCTTTTTATTCTAAACTATACACCCATCAGCATCAAAATAACCACCAATTAAATTTGCCAAGGATTCTTTATCGTAAGTATGTATGTCTTTTGGTAAGCGTTTATTTTCTTTAACAAGACCGTACAAACCAGCATTTACTAGTTTTGGTTTAATACCCTTTAAAGAAACTTGTATATATCGTTTAGAGTTTTTTTGAGTGTGTTCTTTCCCGTCTGTGATGTCATAATTTTCTTTTAGAAAATTGTATACCTCATCGTCACCACAAGACATTGATGGAGTACAGCCAACTGTACAATTACCATCACCAATCATCAAACCAAATAGTCTGGCATCAGGAATGTGTTTTGTTCCAAAAATATCAAGTTTATCAATCATTACTAATTGATCCCCAACCTTTAAGTCTTCTGCTAGAGTAAATGTAACTTTTTTACTATACCCTTTGGTTTTTGTTTTCTGCTGTCTATAATGTCCCCAAGTAGATAATAATGGGTGATCATGTGAACACTCGATATAATTGTTTCCCGTAGTGGTGATTCGATAACATAATTTCTTTTCAGGAGGTTTCATCCAAACTATATCTTCTTGATAAGAGCCTTTACCATCATAACCAACAATACCTTCTTTTTGTTGAAGATCCTCGATATTTATTAATCTTCCCTCATTAGTCCACACCTTATTCCCCTAAGTTACACATCCAAACTATATTCTTGTTCCGAATTTATTACCTTGAATCGATACTAAAGCTAAGGATTGAATCCACAATTTAATAGCATGTTCGTTAGAACCAAACTCTTCAAAATATAATCTATCAATACGACTACCCCTTAACTTTCTAGGTTTGTCTGTGATGATAAGTGAGATTTCCTACATGTGTCCTTTTTCAGTCTTGTCTTTATCTAACAAAGACTATCTCTTACGTGTAGTAGTATTAACAGATTGACGAAGTCTACGCATGCCACCTTCGGTGTCCGTATTGAGAAATTCTAAACTATCCCAACACTTAGTTACAACACCACCAGTACCTAATAAATAATCTTCATAAAAAGCTGTATATACAGAAATGTATTTTGGAGTAGTTGTATATCTTGAGGCTCCCATAGCAGCAGCTATTTCTGACCAACCAATACCCCTGGATTTTAATGTAACAACATCTAACTTAAAGCTTTCAGCAATTTCAATGTAATGAAAATATTCATATTGCTACTACATAAAAGACGGGAACTCCGTACTTCTACCACTACCCGCGACCTTAACATCTTGAACGGCTTGTAATTGATAGAAATTTAGAAAAAAATAATGATCACCAGTTATTCGGTAACCATTAGCTTCAAACCCTTCTCGACAACGTCTATGTTGTTCTTTCCAAAAATCTCGGTGTGGTTTAGAATTATAAGGTAGTGTGGTATAACGACCAGTGGTCATTTTCATCTCACCAACTTCAACAAATGGAGCTGGATCAAAATCTAAACCTTGTGTTTCTGTTATGGGTCGATACTTACTGATGAAGTAAGAACAGTCTCTATCGAAATATTCTACTTTATCATCAGGTCCAAAATCCCACGTTATACCATTAATTACTTTCATAAATCATAACTCCCTGAGTATCACTCATCAAACATTCCGGCTATAGCTTCTCCGCGTAAAGCTTTACTCTACTCTTTTTCTTTCTTAACCATTTCTTCAAGTTGTTGAAGACCTTCAATCATTTTACCTAAATTCTAAATGTTGTTAATAACATCTCTTGCAGAATAAATAGGTTTTCCTGTATTAGGATCAGTCTCCATCAAATCAAGTGTTTCAAAAAATATTCTTAAGTTATCGATAGCTGTATAGCTTGATCTTAACATTTTAAGAATTCTCGTATCTTGTAAATCTCTGTAACGTTTACAAGCCTAAAGAAATACAGGGTCTTTTAATTCTTCTGGGGTCAAGCCACTGTCTAATCTACCAGCTTCTTCTTTCTCTGAATCAGAGTATTCTGAATAAGGAGACTTCCAATCATGGACTAAATAGATGAAGGTCAATTCTTTAATTACTCTTAAACCTTTTTCCCCAGTTTTATCTAATTTACATATATTCCTTTTGGGTTCTAACAAATCACGAAATTCCTTTACTAAAAGAATTTCATCTCGTTCTAACACAACATTACCACCTTGAAACTTTAAAAAATCCATATTACTATTTTAGCGATTTTAATCTTACAATTTTTTGCAACATTCCACCTAAACGAAACGATTGCTATTTTTGTTGATCTAGGAATTGTTTGAATTCAATATATTCTTTTTTTATTCCTTCTTCGCCGAGATTTTGCAACACCGATTCAATTTGAGTTTCGTCAACTTGATATTTTTGCATAAGATACTGTTGAAACATCAACATTTCTTGTTCTTGTTCTTTCGACTACTGAGGTTGGGTTTGTTTCTTTTGAGCGGGTTTTTTATTCATTGCCTTGATTTGTTTATATTTGCACCAAATATAATAAAAATTATATATTGTAAGTATGAAAATAGACAAAGTGAATGGTGATGTGGGCTTTAATGAAGAACTACATCTTTATGTAAATGTAAAAGATCCTAAAATCAAATATATTAGTGTAACTACTCTAGTTGGTTTATATTTTGAACCTTTCGATGAAGATTTTTGGAGTGGTTATAAAGCTTTAGAGGCTTTAATGGGTGAAGATTTTAGAATGGTTAAGAGTGAACTTTTATCGAAGAAAAAGTTAGTGATAAAGATTAGTGATTTTGTGAATTTTGAGGAATATTTAGATAAGAAAAAAGAGATCTTAGCTTCCTATTCGAAAAAAAGAATTGAAAGTGCTGAATATGGCACTAAAATACACAAACAAAAAGAAGAATCTTTCTATCAAGGTGGTCCTATTAGTTTAAAAGATTGTGGGTTTACGGTATTCGATGGGGTATTTGATTGTGAAAGACATAATTTCGATTTAAATCGTGAAAGAGCTGTGTTGCCTGAGTATTTAGTTTACTACTCTGACCCCGAGGGTCATGTACACATAGCTGGACAAATGGACCTTTTAATTAAAGAAGGTAATGAAATTTCCATCTATGATTACAAAACAATGGAAGATGGTATAGAGAGTAAGGCTTATTACAATAAGGCCAAGAAACAAACTAAGAAAATGTATTATCCGATAAATAATTTGGATGATCATAAACTCATGCATTATACCTTACAACTTTCTATTTATGCGTGGATGTTACAAAAAATCAATCCTAACCTTACTGTTAAGAAATTGTGTTTAATACATATTGACAGAACTGGTAAAGAAACAGAAATCGAAGTACCATACAAGAAAGAAGAAGTATCTAGGATGATAAAAGATTTACGTAAA